TCATGCAAAAAGTAAGTTAACTTATCATTATCAATGCCGTCTTTTATATTGATGTTTCCATTTTTATCTTTTCTAATTTTTTTTGTGACCTGTGGCAGAGTTGTTTTCATCTCTGAGCATAGCAATATTCTGTGCAGTTTGGCATCTTCTTTTTTGATATAATAACTAATTGGCATAGATTGTGTTGGGGAACTAGATATCTTAATGAGATTTTTCTTATTCAGCATTTTGCTTAAAGTGTCATCAGATAAATTTCCTAACTCGTCTAGCGACGAAACCAATTCGATTAAATCATACCAGCCATTCTTATTTTTGGCGAATACAATAAATCCATCAAAAGAACAACCAATAATAGGTTTAATATTAACCTTCTTGCAGGCTTGATAAAAAGCCACAGCCCCGGAAATGGACTTATAATCACATATCCCACATGCTGGATAATTATTATCTTTGCATTTTTGCGCTAGTTGTTCCGGTTTAGAAAAGCCTTGAAGTAAACTATAATGCGTAAAATTTTTCAACGGGAACCAATTGTTCATATGCAATCCTTTTGTCAAAAAAGAACATCAACACGCAATCTATTATATCGCTAGCCGTCACGTTTGGCAAACACTTTGCTGATCTTTTTAACTAAGTCGCTGCCAGCGGTTTGATAAAAGCAAGGCAAAACAGCATGTAACAGTAAGTATACTCCAGCTATTATGCAGAGTGTAGCATACATAAACGCAAACCTAAAGTGTTGCGAATATGTCATATTATTTTCTAATAAATGCTGTCTTGCTTTTGCTAATAACATTTAATCACCAGCTACGACACGCCCAGTATCTAGCCTTATATTTTGGACCCGGATTATCACAGTTGTGTCGCGCCCTAAAGCTTTTACGACGTTCTGGATTATTCTTTTTAATTGTCATATTGGGATCGCCAAACCTAACAATAACAACGTTGCCACTTTCGTTCTTAACATAAACAGCAAACTTCTTTGGCCCACCGGGAGTTCTAAATGGTTTATTTAAAGTAACTTTTCTTCCTTGATATTCAGAGGCTTCTGTTTCTTCTTCTTCGTCATCATCTTCATATTTTTGCGGTTCATAATATTTAACAAAATCGTAAACATTTTGTATATATATTTCTGCCTTAGAAATCATGTCTTTTGTCCAATCTTGGAATTCTACCGGTAGCGAAACTTGTTTTAGTCTCATTACTATTTCCATTAATTGGTCGTGCATTTTTTGTATCTGTTCTACGGCCATTTCATCGCCGCTGTCTGACTGAGCCTTTTTCCAAGCGTCTTTACTTGGCCTATCTGGATCTCCCGGCTTAGCTGGTTTATAATTTTTACCTTCTCTCTCTCTTTTTTTGCGAATATTTTCCCATAACCCAGGCTTCTCCGCAGCAACATCCCAATCTTCTGACTCTTCTCCAAAATCTTCATATTCAGCTTCTAGTGGGATATAAAAATTGTTTTCGGTTAGTTCCTCTTCATAACCAAAGTTCTGCACTGTATATTCAAAATCTGCGGCTTCAATCTTATCGCAAGATTCTATTGCCTTTGATATACAAATAGCCGTTCTTTGATCGGTATCTGTATATTCCTTTTTCATTACATCGTCAGACATACATCTAGACATAAATGAATTTTTATCTTCTTTTTCTTTTCGTGATGGTATTGGCATAATGTTCTCCTTAAATTATAATTTTTTGAATGGCCTGTTTAAGTATGTTATCTATACTTCCAGAAGGCACTTGATCTTTAAAATGGGTATATATATCTTTAATCATTTGATGGTTTGGATCTTGTGTTAACTCTAACCAGCCAACAAAATAATTCCAAATTCTATCTTCTAATACTAACCTGTATTTAATACCAGCTGGGCGACCAAATCTATGTAGCCACTTAAAGTCTGGCAAGCATAGAGCTTTTCCACCAAGCTGTCTAAATTTTTCATGTATATATCCTTCTTCTCCACCAAATCCTTTAAAATGATTATTGAATCCTACCCAGTTTTTTGTTTCGCAGGAAAATACTCCAAGTCCCTGCATCGGTATTTCAAACGGTTGATTAGACTGTAGACCTTCGTAGTCTGTAGCCCACTGACCATACATTCCAGAAGACCAGTTTGGAACAAAGTGCGTGGAAGGAGATTTTAAATCATCATAAATTAGTGGCCCCTGTATAATATTTTTGCAATCTGGATTAGATTCATAATAATTTAACAGAGTATCTATAGCATTTTTAAAAAACATCACATGGGAATCCATGCAAATTGTATATTTGCCAGAAGCATTTCTAAACACTTCGTTTCTAATGGCCGTTCCACTTCTATATGTATATGGTATGTATTTACCATTATTAACCCAATTCATAAAACTTTTAGTCGCTTGACCGTGTTGAGAATTGGGATTATTATCTACTACAATGATTTCAACATCATCATTATTGCAGATTTTATGGAACATTCTTAATGACTGTATGGAGAAATACACTCCATCAAAATCATCATATGTTGCCATACCTATAGTTAATAGTTTGCTCATTTTCAACCCGGAGCCTCGTAAAATCCTATATTGAAACCTTCTCTAGTGCAATCTTTAATCGTTTTGTCCATCCCGTGAGTATTCAGATAGTCTTCTATGTATATACACATATTTTTGTCGGTTTCTGGCCAGCTATTTTTGCAGAAGTGGCACAATTTAGAACATTTCCAGTTACTTCTATCTTGAGAAATTGGTTTTGGTTGATTGTTTTTTTGAATGTCTTTAAATCTTTGTTTTAGCATGTCCAAAAACTTTGAATGATCTGACTTGTCAAAGCACATTGAAAAAGGTCCACCGTCCTTAATGAAAAATATAGACATAATAGCCTGTTCATAATCTGGAAATAGCTTAGAAATGGCATAGTTATATAACAGCAATTGTGGATCTGAGCATAATTTTTCATATGTTTTTTCTTCTCCCGTGGCCCAATCTAGTCTTCGTCCCGTTTTCCAATCTATAACTTCTATTATTTTGTCACTTGTTTTTGTTACTAAGTCAATTGTTCCCTTGATGGCTAATTGTCCATTTATTTTTTTGCCATCTGGTAAAACATATTCGAATTTAGCCCAATCTTCCTCTATTGGAATGTCAAAGTGCGGCTCTGCCGCAACTATGTCTCTGTTTCGTGGATCAAATTGCCCATGGTTAAAGTCTAAAGTTGTACATATTAGACTATAGCAATTTTCTTTATCAAGCTTAGTAAAAGAGTGTGCGGAATTCGCCGTATAAAATTCAAAACTTTTATCCAACAAAGCACTAACCGTCTTGTCTTCATAGAGTTCTTGCTTTGTTATTGATATTTTTCCCAAGGAGTCATCTTCAATAACTATTTTCTTACTCTTGCCTTTAAGTTCTTGTTCTGCTTTTTTTAATGACGCTAAGCACTCTAACACCTTATGAACAATTGTTCCAACGTCTGCCTTTTTTCCACTTACAGACTGATGACCCAGAACGTATGTAATAAAGTATTGCATTTGGCAGTAAGCATAATTATTATAACTAGAAGATCTAATATATGTTACTAACATTATACGCTCCATTCTTTTGATATATTTGATAGCATATTACTTAGCTTTTCAATTGATTGATCTTTATTGTCTATAACAATGTCAAACTTATCCCAATCAAACTTGTCTTTATCCAATGCTGTTTCACACTTGTGGTCAGAATGATGAACATCTCTAGTTAATCTAATAACTATTCCACCGTTCTTGTGTATTGCTTCTACTTCATTTGGAAATCTAACATCTGGAATAATAGATACCTCAGAACCTTCTCCAAGAATAGACGAGATTGTGCAATCTACCCATGCGCTGTCCTTAATTTTTCTGATAACATTTGTCCCAAAGTGTTGCATAAATTCTCTTGCCGTTATTGGGCCAGTTAAATTGTTATGATTCTCTGGCATGTCATCCCATAGCAAATCAGTTAATTGGTTTTTGTGTTCGTCTGACCCATAAACTTGATCAAGAGTTAAACCAAATAGTGAGTGGCAAATGTTTTTTAGACTATCTGCAAAGTGATATACTTTAACGAATGGCCACAATTCCTTTTCTGCATAATTTACAAAAACAGAATCTTTTCTCAAGATATCAAATATGCCCCAGCCAACGTTGCCGTTTGAGTCATTTGTTTTGATTTCTAGCTTACCATCATTACTAAGATGAAAGTCTTGTACCATTTCTTTTGTTTTGAGAACATGTCCAGTAATATAGTTTGCACATGTATTTTTACCAGACTGTTTCCTTCCAGAAATTCCTATGATTTTCATATTAATACGTTCCTTCTAGCTTAGATAAAATTTGTGAATGTATATCATCAGTAGACATATCCCCTAGGTCTTTTGCTGATAATCTTGGAAAAATTAATTTGTAAGATCTATTTAATTGTCTGTGCAGTTGCACCCTAGCCTCTTTTCCAGCTTGGTCGTTGTCCATTATAATAACAAGCTTAGTTAATGGTAATCTATGTAATTTTTGTAGTTGTTCTTCCGATAAAGTTTTACCGAATAGGCTCACGGCATTAAAAACGCCCGCCTCATACAGCCTCCAAACGTCGCCCTGTCCCTCTACAATATATAGACATGATTTTTCTACAGCCATTACTAAAGCTCTATGGTAGTTATATAGGTAATATCTTTTATCTAAACCCTTTGGGTATAGTAAGAATTTTGGCAATCTATATTCTTTTGTAGCTCTTCCTATGCATCCTACTATTTTATCTCCAGAGTCATTGTGTATTGGTATAATAGCTCTATCTTTCATTAAGTCAGAATCTAAAGAATCTTTTACGCCAAAATAATTTAGTGTATCAGCTTTAAACCCTCTTTCCATAAAGTATTGTGAGGATTTAGATAACTTAAATTGTAAATCTATTTCTTTATCGCAAGGGGATTGGCTTGACTGATTAAAGACTTCTATAATATTTGTAAAGTCTGAATATAAATCTACATCGCCGTTAGCAGTTTGCGTATTACTTAGCTTTCTATTAAATTTAGTATTTATCCACTTTAGTGCATCTTTAAATTCCAAAGATTTTCCGCTTTGGTTAGATAATACTCCAACTATTAAACCAAATATATCGTTTTTATGTTCTTGCTGGCATTCTTTTGTCCAGCATTTCCATACGCCTTTTGTTTTAGAGAATGAGAAAGCTCTTGGATTATCACTACCTTCATGCACTGGGCATGTAGAGTAAATGTTATCGCCAAAAACTTCGTAGTTCATTCCCAGTTTTTGAAATACAGACTCTGCATTATCATTCAGATATGTCTTCAGTTGTTTCAATTCCATTTAATTTAATCTTTAAAAGGGCGTCTTTATCTACTAATCCTGTGTCACCTACCGGGTTGTTCTTCATATCGTTTCTGGTTCTAAGTTCTATTAATTTAGAATGAGAACCAACCATTTGCATATTTATATAGTCACCGTCATTTAGTCCAGCACCATGTCTAGTAACAATTGGTACAAGTTTTCTATTTCCAGCATTTGGGCCATCTTCTGCCAGTTCTTCTGTAGACTTAGATTTAAAAATAGTAAAGGAAGTACATAGCCAAATCAATCTGTCTGATCCGCTCACTGCGTCTGTGCTTTCTTTAGTAATTCCATCCCTGTTTAACTGAACAAAAGATAAACATGGTATATCCATTTTTACGCAAAGGTTATGTAATGATGTAATTTGAAATCCAAGAGCTTGATATTCTTGAACATTGTTAGTAATGGATTCTGATGACATTAGCTTAAGATAATCGTATATAATAAGACATTCGTTTGTCTTTCCATTGCTGCCAATTTTGACTTCCTGCATTACCCATCTTCTAATTAAGTTCAAGATATTTTCAAAAGGCTTTCCAGCAACGCTTATATAACTATATGGAATAGTAGACAGTTTCGCCATTGCGTCTTTTATCTTTTTTTGTTTTTCTTCATCTTCTGCAAATTTACCAGTTGCAACCTCATTAATTGGCACCCCGCTAATATTAGCTAATAGTCTATTTAAGTGATCTTCTTTAGACATCTCTGTGTCTAGAACTAATACCGGAACACCAAGAGAAGAAACATTTAAAGCCACATTGTCTGCAAATACTGACTTTCCAACCTTTGGTCTTGCGGCAATCAAATCTACGCATTTGCGTCGTAAGCCGCCACCTATCGCTTCGTCAAACTTGGAGAATCCTGTTGGGATGCCTATAATATCACATTTGTTATTTTCTAGATAATCAATGTAATCTTCTACTTTGTGTCCAATTTTTGATGGTGTTTCACCGCCGTCATCTTCTCTTAAAAAGTCCGTTACGGGATTTTCTAAAATTTGTACAATATCATTTATACTTTCTGTTCCATCTACCTTGTCTACATCTTGACTAATTTTGGCAGTTAAGTACTTAATTTTTCTAGCAAATTCAAACTTTTTAATTTGTATTGCGAAGTTGAATACATTGTCTTTATTAATGGGAAAATCAAACAAAGACTTAATATACTTTAGTTCTTGTTTTGTGTTGATAATTTCATCAAATTTTAATGACTTTGCTGCTGATAATATTGAGGCTAAATCAATAGACTGATCATTAGACATGATTTGTTCTATGCACTTATAGATCATCTTATTGTTTGGATTTGAAAATGTATCAGATGAGATAATATTAGATATCTGTAGATATCCATCTAAACCGTGCTGTAACAGGCCAGCCAAAACTGCTCTCTCAGATCCAACATCGCTTAATTTATCTTCTATCATTTTTTGCTCGCGCACCTATCACAGCGGTTGTATTCACCAAAAACAAATCTTTTGTCTGCCTCAAAATCTTTTCCACACACATGACATTGCAGTTTAACCTTTTGTGGCGGCTGTCTCCTTCTAGGAGTTGGCTTAATGTCTGGCGTGGTAACATCTTTAGACTCGCCTGTGTCTACCCACATGTTTGTTTTCGCTCTTACTGCTTCTTTCCTTCTCTTCTGTGTGCTGTTAGAAGGTGGATTCATTGTAAAATCTTCATTAATAATAGCCTTTGTTTGACTTTTAGTGCTATCTGGAACGTGAGATAGTGTTGGACTATTACTATTAAGAGCTTCTAGTAAAGCTTTTTTTTGTTCTTCATTAAGCGTGTTTACAAAATCTTTCATGCTCATAGTCTCTTACCTTTCTCTAATAAAATATCCGCTTTGCGTTTTAATTCGTACACTTTGCCGTCTAGGTTTTGCATCCTAGCATGTGCTACTTGTCTATAGCTATCAATAGATTTGGCATATTCATTATCCACTACAATTAATTGAATTTTTGCATCATGCTTAGTATATTGACTGAATTTATCGTTATTTTTTGCCACCATTTTTTCTAGCTGATCATTACATAGGTCATAAACTACTTTTTGTCTATTATATTGATCTTGCACATAAGAAGCATAACTATATAGCAAATATGCAGTATCAAAGTGTTCTTCTTTGGTTAGCTTTTTAAGATGCTCATCTGACAGGTCTGATACAGTTAAAAATTCTTCTCTAAAATTTGCAAACTTGGTATTAGTCTCATTAGTAAAATCTTCTAGTTTGGCTAGGAAATCTTCTACAGTCTCTTTAGCTGTTTTCAATTTGTTGTCTCCAATCTTCGTCTGAGTCAGAATATTTCAATATTACTATGTCAACGCCATTAAGTTTGCACCACTCTATTTTATCCTCATCCTTGGCTTTTGCCAAAAGAAAATCTGCTTTATTTTTATGGAAAAATGCATTATATTCATAATGCTGCTGACCATGAACCTCAAAAGCTTTTTTAATCTGCGGAATATAAAAGTCTAAATAAAGTACTCCCTTTCTGTGGGTGGCTGTACTTCCCGGTAATTTTACTTCTTCTAGAATACGATAACTATTATATATATTCTTCAATAATATTCTAGCACGTAAATGATATTTAGATCTAGATCTTTTGTCATCATTTTTTATGTCATATGCGGACAAGTTCCATACATATTCTTTCCCATTAATTCCAAACACTTTCATATTAGTATAGTTCTTTGATTTTCTTATAAATAAATTGGGCTACCTCTGGATTGTTAGTCAAAAATTCACACACGTTGTTAGATCCTTGGAACTTAAAAAATCTTTCTATTTCGTCAGCGGTTTGACCGATAGAGTTTTTAGTAAGAATATTTGCAACAATGGGATCTTCTGGACTATCAACGGCACACTGTATTGTATACCAAGCACCGCTTGACTTAATAAGTCTAAACTCACATGCTATTTGCATTATCTCTTGCACTTCATCTATGCCTATACCATACCTAATCCAGCTTTCTGCTGTGCTGTTTGGTCTTCCACCAGCGTTAGATGTTTTAATTGCCCAGTTTGCTATCTGTCCAACGTGTGGCCCAGTATCTTTTGGCACTTGCCACTTGCCACGGTGCGTAATAACCATATTGGTGCCAGCTTGATACTGTAACATGTTTCCACAGTCTGCCATTTTCTGCGGAGCATATGGTGAGCCGCCAGTATTAGCAATGTTATGAGTTATACAAATAAGCATTGTCTTGTTTTTCATTAGAGTTCCGCTTATTCTTTTAAAGAACATAGACAGTAATCTTGGCAGAGCGTTACGCACACCTGTTCTTACTTCTCCCTCTAGCTCGCATGAGGGAACCATATTAGATAATGAATCAGCAATAATCAAACATCCGGGATCATTATTAATATAATATTCTGTAATATTTAGAAAGTCTTCTGCTGACAATACCCTATCGTCTGTGGACTCTATGATTAGAATTGCTTCTGGATCTAAACCTTTGATTCCATCAAAGTTTTGTCTTGACAATCTTCCTTCTGTATTTACATATATAACCTTTTTTCCTTTAGCCTGACACTTTGAAGCAAAATGAAGAGCGGTTGTTGTCTTACCACTCTTGGGATCTCCCGTCATTACTATAACAGACCCTTCTCTTAGTCCACCGCCCAGCGCAATATCTAATGATGGAGATACGCCAATTACTTCTAGGCTATTAATCGATTCTAAAACTTCCGTTCCGCTTCTAACAACATCTCCATACTTACTAATAATAGAACTGCTAACAGAGTCTTCTGCAAATTTTATAGATCCATTCTTTTTTTTGCTCATAGGTTCCTCAAATGATTAATATTGACTGTATTTTTGTCAACGTATTGTAATTTTCTTATACTAATTTCTTTTTTATCTTGTTCTTCTGGAATGTTTAGTTGTTCTTGGGTAATTTTCTTGGATTCTTCTGCAATTCTATTATGATACAACGCAACAACCTTTTCTGCAAGTGGATTAATTTTATATCCACGGCCATTTTGTATCCCAAGGACTAATAGCTTATCAAATTCTTTTGATTTAATTGCTCTAAGAACAGCTTCTTCGCTATATTTCTTTTTCAAAGTTCTAGCGGCATTAAACTGCTTCATCCATATCCAATGATTTGGATCGCCTTTAGTCCAAAATTTATAAGCTGGTTTTCCTAAATTTAGTTTTTCAGCTCTTCTTAAAACAATATATTCTGCAACATAAGCCTCAAAAGTACAATATTCACCAGTGTGAATATGCTTATACTTATGAGTTTCTGACCATTCTTGTTGACATTTTTGACTAAATAATCCTGGCTTGCTAACTTCTTTGTTTGACATTGTATATGATAGCCTCTTTAAAACAATCTTCTTCTAAGCTATAAGAGATTTGACCTTCTGATAGCTCTGGAACGCTAAAAGATTTTTTGGCTACAATGCCATCTTTTAGTGATCCTATTGCAATATTTTTCTTGTTTGCGCCGCCCATCCAACCCATAATAGAATTAACACAATAAACACCATCGCAATCGTGCGAAACGTCATAATCTACAACGTGTGATCTAAACTGAAGAGACACTCTAGAAATATATTTGTTATTGGCTTCGCAAAATTCTTTTAACTTTAACCACATCTTATAACTTGTTAAGTATATCTTTTCGTTGCTTTCAGCGATCACGACAGATATAAAAACCTGCTTCTTGTTTTTTAGTGATTTGTAAAAATTTTGCCAACTATCTTCGCCAAAAATTAATTCATCGGTCATTTGATTTTAGTTATCCTGTGATTTGGTAGAGTTTTCTTGCTGTACTTTTTTACTTCATCGGATATAGTTGAGGCGTTTTCAGTCATTATAACAACGCCATCTTTTCTAATAAACTGATCACCAGCCGTTAACTGATTGCTGTTATTTTCTTTTATTGTGGTTGTGCTTTTCTTATTGTCTGTATGATTTTTTTTAATATATAACTCTATAGACCTAACAGTTCTATCTAGCTCATTCGCCAAATCTGTCGGTGTTAACAATTGATAATGATGATCAATATAAAAAGCTTCTACTTTCCCGATTGGTCCCTTTTTAGCCATTAATTAAACTCCTATTAGCTTTTGTAAAATATAAGCTATTTTTTGATGTCAAATATAGTAAGTACATATCGAAGACATTTTGATTAACATCTCTTAACTCTAGTTCTAAGTTTTTCTCTCTATGGCTATCCATGCCAGATGGATCATACAATTCATATCTCTTGCAAAGGGCTGAAAATTTTTGCTGAACACTTCCATCTAAAAACTTAAACTTAACGTGTTTTGCATAAACCTTTTCGGTGCTTTCTTCGCTGATCTTTTTACCTTGCTTGTTAAACAGAGACTCTATTTTTTCTACTACAACTTCGCTACCAGATGGATGCTCAATATATTTCATTTTTCACCTGTCATTATGTAATGAGTTTTTTGTTGTTCTGTCATCTTGGTTATGTCTTTGCGAGAAGCTTTACCAGCTTCGGGAAAAACATTTTGTGTTTGCTTTTCCCGTTGCTGGCTACTAATTTCTGTCCTTTTATAACTTCCAAGATCTTTCCAGTTTTTGTCTGCTAACTGTCCTATTGTTTTAACTTCCTTTACGCTTGCATAAATTCCACCATATATTATTCTTTCTAAAGCCTCTTCTCCGCAAGAAGGACATAAAGATAAACTATCTTCAGACATTTTCTGATAAACATCGCTTATTTTATGACTACAGGCTTTACATTCATAATCATATAGTGGCATATTATTTTTCCAGTGCGTAAAGTACGGCTCCTATTATACCATTTCTCTGTATATCATTATACTCAAGGCGGCAAATTCCGACACCCGTAACGTCAGAAAGTTTTTGCACACAGATATCTAAACCGCTATCTCTATAAATATCTGTTTGCTTATTGTCACCATTTATAATGACTTTAGAACCTTGTCCCATTCTTGTTATAAACATTTTTATTTGATCCATAGTACAATTTTGAGCTTCATCCAATATCATAAATGAATTATGAAAAGTTGCCCCTCTCATTGTTTCTAATGGTTCAAATTTAATTCTTCTTGTATTATAATACAAGCCAAATTTATCTCTGCCAAGAAAATATTTTAAATTTTCCTCCATGGGCTGTAGATATGGTTTAATTTTATCGTTTAGTTCTCCCGGTAATGATCCTATATCTTTACCAGTACAAACTAACGGTCTAGTAACTATAATTGTATCAATTTCATCTTTTAGTAATTTTTGTGCAGCTATTCCGGCGGCGATAAAAGATTTGCCGCTACCGGACGGACCCGTACAAAAAATAACATCATTTTCTACTATTAATCTTATATACTTTTTTTGATTTTCGGTTTTTGCCTCTAGATTATTTACTTGTGATTTTTTTTCTTCCTTACGCTTTTTTCGATTGTTGTTCGTCGGGTGTGTCGGCATATCTTTCTCCATGATTGAGTGGTGGCTTTTTTTCATACCACCACTTTATAGATTTAGTAACATTTTGAAATGAATTTAATCCTAAAGACTGTTTGAAGGAATTAATTCCAAATATGCACCATACTACATTCCCCTTCACGTATCCTCTTTCTGGCTCTATCCTATCTAGCGATGGACCATCCCATGCTTGAAAGCCATCTTGCTTCATTGAATTTTTCATCGGTATACTTGAATAAAAACAAAGACCATTTTGTTTTTTCCACAAACTTGTGAGATAAGCTGCATCTAAATTAAATTCAATATTTTGTTTTCTTGCTCTAGATTTTACCGTACATATACGCCTTTTTATGTAAAATGATATATCGCCATTTTCAATAGAGTGTTTAAATCTATGATTTCTAGATTTATTACATTTAATTACAGCTTCTTCTTTGTTGTAACATTCCCTACATTGCTTGGCAACTCCACCAGATAAATTTCTACTTTTATTAAACAAAGTTACATCTTTCCACTTTTTACATTTATAGCATCTTTTGTTATTTCCAGAAAGTATTGGGCATTTATGATGAGCGTCTGCGCTTCTTCTTTCTCTATATATATTTGTTCCACAATTATTACAAGTAACTATGATTTTTGAGTGCGATCCAGCATGTAGATCTGATACTTTGTAACCAAAAGTTGCTAATGTCAATTCTTCATTTAATTTTACTGTAGATAACATCATTACCTCCTAGTGTAACTATGTGATTATGATAATATACACTAAAATGGTAAAATGGTCTTTAGTTTCCAGAGCTTCCAAAGCCGCTACTCCCTCGTTGTGAGGAACCTAACGATTCACTTAACGATAATGATACGCGAGGCACCTCTTGGAATATAATCTGAGCGATTCTATCCCCACAATGTATTTGTACATTTTCGTCTGATGTATTGTACAAACAAACCATGATCTCTCCACGATAACCACTATCAACCACTCCAGCCAAAACATCTATACCAGACTTAACAGATAGGCCAGATCGTGGCCATATTAATCCTGCAAGATGTTGTGGCATCTCTAATGCTATACCAGTATGAATGATTTTTCTTTGCTTGCTTGGTATAATTGTATCAACCGTTGCGTATAAATCAAATCCTGCATCATACTCATTTGCTCTTGTTGGCAATTTTGCTATGTCATTTAGTAATTTAACTTGCACCAAATTCATAAATCAAATCCCCCTAAGTCAACTTCTTCAAGGTCGTTTTTGCTAGCACCAATCTTATATGATGTAATTTCATGTTCCTGTGGGGCAACTTGAACAGCCTCACTATTCATCCATGGGTCCGTCCAGCCAGCTATTGGATTTTTCTTACCCTTTTCATACGGCAAGCCAATATTTTTTCTTCTGCTCATACATAACCAATCTATGTATTCAGATAAAACTGTTTCGTTTAATCCAATAATTGAACCATCTTTGAATAAGTATGAAGCCCATGCCTTTTCTTCTTCTGCGGCAGATTCAAACATTCTACAGGCTTCTTCTTCGCACTCTGAGGCTATTTGTGTAAAACCTTCTTCTGGTACTGTTCTAAGAATTTTGATTATCTCTTGAGTGTTATATAGATGCAAAGCCTCATCCCGCTTGATAAGCTTAATGATGTCTGCATTTCCTACCATTTTCTTATTTTCAGCGAACGCAAAAGCGCAAACAAAAGAAACGTAAAATCTAATAGCTTCCAATATATTAACACTTACAAGTGTTAGATATATTTGCTTTTTGATATCATTCTTTTTTCCAGAATCTCCAACTTCGCGGAGGGTATTATATTCTTTTATTGCGACATTTGCTCTTTTAAGAATTTCTTTATTAGTTAAGCAGCTATCTAGAACTTCTCCGGGGTTGCTATAAACATTTTTGATAATATATGTATAACTATAACTATGAATTTGTTCAAAGAATTGCCACACGTTCATACATGCTTCTAATTCTGGATTAGATACATGCTGCAAGAGCGTTGGAACGCCGCGACATATAACGCTGTCCAATGCTGTTTGATAAAGTAAATTAGAAGTAAATATAAACTTCTCATTTTTACTCATTATGTTGTCATTTTTAAAATCATTACGATCTTTTTTTAATTCAATTTCCTCTGGCCTCCAGAAGAATTCTAATTGTTTTTTATATAAATCAAAAAAAACAGGATATTTAAACTTATCATATCTTTGTAGTGATAGATCTTCCCCCATAAAAAGAGGCTGAGAAAGATAATCTACATTTTTCTTATTTAAGATCGTTTTCATATGGCGCACGCTCCCCCTTCGCAAGTTTCTTCTTTCTTGTACATGTCTTTTTCAGTTTCGCCGTCAGAATCGGGAGTATTGCAATAATAGAAATTTTTTATTCCATACTTGAAACCATATATCTGATCCTTAATTAATACACTTAAAGGTATATTGCCATCTTTATAATGAGCATAATTATAATAAAGATTTACGCTAATGCTCATGTCTATAAATTTCTGCAATACAGCACAAATATTTAGTATTGACTTATTACTTTCCATTTCCCAGGCCAAAGTGTAATAATTTTTGCGAGTAGAATAATTTGGCACCAATTGCTTCAAAACTCCGTTCTTAGCCTTCTTATATGACATTAGGCTTCTGACAGGCTCAATGCCATTAGTGCTATTCTGAATGACGCTGGATGACTCACAGGGCATTATAGCACTAAGAGTAGAGTGACGCAAGCCATATTTTTTAACTCGCTCCCTAAGACCTTCCCAATCCATCTTATATGATGGGCTAACTAGTTCATCAACGGTTTTTTTGTACCAATCTATTGGTAATAATCCCTGTCCGTATTTTGTATCAGCAAACTTTGCGCATGATCCGAATTGTTCAGCAAGTACGCAAGATTCATTTATCAAATTCCATTGTATTTTTTCCATTAATTCATGAACATGAGATAATGTCGCTTCATCGTCGTACTTTAGTTTCTGTTTTGCTAAATAGCCAGCGAAGTTAGTAATTCCAATACCAAGCGATCTTCTATTTTTTGTAAAGTTTTCCCCAGCTAATACTGGATAATCTTGATAATCAATTACAGATTCTAAAGTTCTAACTGCCATCCTACAGGCTTTTGCGATATCTTCATCACCGTGCAGTTCTAGCAAGTTTAGTGCGGATAGAATACAAATTCCAATCTCCCCATCTGGATCGTCTACAGATTTTATTGGTTTAGTGGGGTGTAATATTTCTTGGCACAAGTTTGACATATATACCGGAACCGCCCAAGAGCCGTGTTCATTGGCATTATCTATATTCATTACATATATACGTCCCGTCTCTAGTCTTTCTTTAGTAAAGATTTCAGCTAGTTTTCTAGCACTAATCTTTTTCTTCATCTTGATATGCTTATTATTCTCATATTTTTCGTATAGCTTTTTGAAGTCCTCGTTATCATTCATTGAGCTATATAGACCGCCTGTTTCTTCTGGACTAAACAGTGTAATATCTTCATTCTTAATAAGACGCTCATAAAACAGCTTATTAAACTGAATAGAGTAATCTAGCTTTCTTACTCTATTATCGTCGGTGCCAGCGTTATTTTTAAGGACAATAATATCCTCAATTTCATAATGCCAGAATGGCACATGGACCGTAGCAGAACCTCCACGAATACCGTTCTGACTGGTGGCTTTTACCGTAGATTCAAATATTTTTAAATATGGTATGAGTCCAGTATGTATTACTTCGCCGCCACGGATTTCAGAATTAATTGGTCTAATTCTACCAGCATTCAAGCCTATTCCTGCTCGTCGTGCGGTATATTTACCAACGGCGTGTACGCTAGAGAAAATAGAACCTAAATCATCTTCAACGTCTACTAATACACAGCTAGCGAATTGCTTAATTTTAGTTCTAACTCCAGCCATGATAGGAGTTGGTAAGTTGATTTTATGAGT